CAGAAACGCCCGTTGACACGCAAAGCATGGCCGCGCCGAGTTCCGCAACCAATTCTTCGAACGCATACGCTTCATTCCCGAAACGCCCGGAAAAATCACGATTGAGGCGGTGCTTTGCGCCTGTCCAGTGGGTCAACTCGTGCAGCAGAGTTGCGTAGTACGCCTCGGCGTCGTTGAACTGCGAGCGTTCAGGCATCGCAATAATGTCAGCGCTTGGGGAGTAGAATGCGCGGTCTTGTTTCGCGTGGTTGATAGTGGCGCCCGTGTTGCGAATGACGGCCTCGGCGCTGTTGTGTTGTTCCCAGTTGTTCGCTGGTGTCTCTTCATCTTCAGGCAGTTGTCCGCCATCCCAGCCATCTACCTGCGAAGCATTAAAGACAACGTAATGCTTGAGCATGGGGATAGTGTGCAAAGACTCTGCGCCAGTGGCTGGGTCTCTCTCTTTAATTTCAAGAGTTTTGTATAGAACCACCGGGAGGCCTTTGCTTCCCTTCTTCACGCTGGCCCCTAGCGTTTGCCATTGCTTGAACGTTCCGAACGTGTTGGAGGTAAAGCCTTGCGTCGCAGCCATCATCCCCAGATAGAGACGATTCAGCCCGGTATACTGACGGCCCCGCGCATTGACAGGCAGACCGTGAGCGCCAGTAACAGCAGCCCAAGGTTTCAACCAATCGGCGCCTGCTGTTTCCATTTGATGTATGACGGCCTCAGCGATTTCAGCCAAGGCGTTGCGCTTTGCGTAGGTTTTGCTTTGCTTGCTCATTGTGTTGTTCCTATGTGTGTAGTGGTTGCACATGTGGAGGATTTAAGGCCAACGCTTAGGCGTCGAACCAATCGCAGACCAAACCCGCAAGCCAGTAGAAACCGACAACAGATAGAGAAACGCTTGCGAACGTGGCGAGGAATATAAAAAGAAGTTCCATTTTGTGAGTCCTGTGTAGTGAGTAGGCCAGCCCAGCGCTGACCGTGCTGCTATTTATACATGAGTGCAGGAACTACGCAAGCGTTTCTTCGATTGTTTGTTCCTATCGTTGCGTGCGTCTCCATTGGTGGAGATAATGCGGGAGTGTTGGAGTTGTTCAAGAGTTTTCTTGAATACGAAAAAAAACAGACACACCCAAAAACACGAACATAATCTAATGTAAATATTTCGACATAATCCAGACACAACATGCCGGATTTAATCAACTTAATCTCAGGAAATATAAAGTCTCCCGCTGCGCCTTTGTTTTCAGGCGTTTAGGCGTGCGCTGTGGCCCTATGCGTGGCCCGCTGTGCTGATAGTGTGGCGAGGTGTGGGTGTGGATGCGAATGCTTCTCATTCAAAGCACCCGGCAGGGGGGAAACCGTCGCTCGCCCCTAACGTATACCGTCTCAAATTTTTCTGTCATTTTTCAAGACACACCCTAACACCCCACAAACACCCTCTCAGGCCTCCTCAGAGCCTTCAGGAGCCTCTGAATCCTCCTCAAGGTACTCCACATCCTCCCAATCCACAAAACCGCTTAGAAAGGCGTACAGAGCGTCCATATCAGCCTCTTCAAACTCATCCGCAATGTCTTGCGTAAACACTATGTCCATATAAGTATCTTCTGTTGTGTATTCTCTTGTGTTAGAGAACGCTAATGGATATAATACACCCATGCAACAACATTTTAACCCATTTAGGAGAACCCTTATGAAGACTATCGTTGCGTTTGTGTTAGGTGCCGTTTTGGTTGGTGTAACTTCAGGTGTAGTTGCGCAGGATGCAACAACTTACAACGAAGAGAATGGTTACTGGGGAGATGATTGCCCTGTTGTCTACGGCGTAAACAAGCCGTGTGACTCTGAGGTAGCCACGTTCAATGAAGAGAATGGTTACTGGCACTAGGCCTCCTCCCAACACCCCCTCCTTCAAGCCCCTCTACGGAGGGGTTTTTAGTGTCTTGGCATAACAAAGCACACTCACATCTGTTTAAGAGTCTCTTAGGACTCCCCTAGGAGACGATGACGCCACCACAGCATCCTTAACGTATCTCTAAGGGTAGGTTAGACCTCGTGAGTTAGGCTGCTGGTAAGGCACTTTACTCTCAGGTGCTTTGTTATATCTGAGAAACTTAACCCCTATCGGGAATAAATTGGCTAATCTTTCCAAAAATGGAAAGAAATCTTCCCACTCGGGAATGAAGAATGTCTTCATCACCCTGAGACATTCTTTAGAGCATCGTTCATTAAGCTGAACAATTCCTAAAGATATGCTCAGGATAATGAACACTCTCTTTAAGGATAGGCATAAGAACAACTAAAGAATAATTAGTCCTTTAGTTGTCTTTAACTAACCTAAGCTATGTCTATAGTCTTTCATTACCATAGGTATCTATAGGTATCCCTAAGAATTCTTAAAGACATTCTTAAAGAATCTCATAATCATCTTGGGGGTCTTATACAGAGATAATGTGACCGGGGGGGGGTTCCCTCTCCCCTCTATGGTGGCAGATTAGAAATAACCCTTTAGAACCAAGTAGTTACGTTTGGTCTTTTTCCAGCAAAACTACTGGTGTTGACTCCATTGATGAACTTGTCCAGTTCACGGTTCATAAGTTCTTGTTTTCTATAGTTAATTTCTTTGTCTGCGTCTGCTGCCATCTGGTCTACCCAATACTGGACAGCCATAGCTAAGACATCCAAACGGTCGTCGTGTGCTAAGGCTCCCCTGTCCCTCGTTATTCGTGTCATTTGGTACATCAGCATGTACTTCATGGCTTTTTCAGGAGGGTGGTGCTGGACACTCTCGTAATCCTGCCGGATAACCTTTGGGTCTACGATAAGCCTGTGTTGGTTCATCACAGGCTCCAGCACGTCGATGATTCGAGCCTCTTTCTGCTTACTGTGGCGAACCTCTTCGATAGTAACTGGGTAGGTTTTTAGGGTATGGGGCTTGAACAACTCGGTGAACATACCATCGCCAAAGTTGCTTTCGATAAGCACCAAGTTGACCTTGTGTGTCTTTGCCTTTTCTGCCAGAGCCTTGAGGGTGGCATCAGAGTATCCTCCAGTCATCCCTCCAGCTTCCATGACGTACAAGTAGCCATTGAGCATCTTGACCACCGCAAATGCGGTCTCGTCCTTGCCGCGGCCCGAGGGGTCGATGGCTAGTACGGCTCCAGTGTATTCAGAGCGCCCTACAAGGGTCTCTGGAGCGTAGAATTTGTCTCCAGCTAGCCCCACACAAGGAAGGTCTGGGACGGGCTTCATAATCCCGTACACAGGCTTCTCAGGCGCTGTTTCAGCGTCACAGGACATCACCATCAGGTCTGAGAGTTTCAGGGGGTATTTGTCTGCGTCACTGAGGCTTGTGTCCAACATAAACTGAAGAGCGAAGCCAGATTTACCGTAACTGAGTTCTCTCTCTAGTAAATCATCCTCATCGAAGCGCTTTGGGTCTGTAGGACGCCCTAGAACGCCTTCTGAGAGGTTTTCAGCAATAAAAGGTGCCAACCTACCGCCATACTTTTTATCGGCTTCTGAGGCCGCAGGGAACCGTGCAGGCCATATTCGTAGTTGGTACCCACGTTCTGTCAGAACATTGTAGAGGGACATCTCATTCTGCGGAGTCCCTAGGTAGATAATCTTTCCTTCAGGCTTCAGAACCGCATCAAACTCTTTGACAGACTCGCTCAGGCGTTCTCGCATAAGCTGCGTCATGGAGTTATTTGGGATTTCTACGTCATCTGCGATGATGTAATCGGCGCGAGAGCCTGTTAGCTGGCCTGTGATTCCCACGGATTTAACAGAGGGGGAACCAGAGGCTTTTGCTGGGGCTACGTCAAAGGCAATCTTTGACCAACGCTGTCCCTCTTTAGCAACGAGGTGTTTACATATAGGGAGTTCTAAGATGATTCTCTGGGTAAAGGTAGAGAAGTCATCAGCACGCGCTTTTGAGGCAGAAACAACCATGAACTTCTTGTCAGGGTCGAGAAGAAGCTGGTGGACAACAAAAGCACAAGTTATGTAACTCTTACCCACGCCGCGGAACGCTTCAATGATGCAACGCCGCGGTGAGTTCTGAAGGTAATCCGCAATGTCGTACTGGACTGGTGTTGGGTCTGGTAGGTTTAGGTGTTTCCAGACGAGATACATGAAGTTGCGGAAGTCGCGTAATTCGGCTGGCACTGTCTCGTTAGCCATGATTACTTATTCCTGCCCCTGTTTTTATGTTTAGACTGGATTCTTAGATTAGCCATAGAGTTGTTCCGTGGGTTACGGTCTTTATGGTCAATATCTTTGCCAGCAACAGCGGCCTTGCCGTACTTCTTCACCATCTCACGACGCGCCTGAACACGCCCCGCACGGCGTTTAATTTGTTCAGGTTTGCCGTGGTAATCCCTGTATTCTTTTTTGTAATCTCGCGCCATTAGTTCACTAACTCCTTCACGTCGAAAGGAAGGGAAGACAGCAGGTTGCCCATAGGACTTTCTGCTGTAATGACATCAAGACTTGCGTTGTTGTCTTTGAGGAACTTAACGGCCACGCCAAGTTCGGCAGCGGTAGCCTCGCCAGACTTAACACGAGCAAGTAGGTCTTTAGCGACGCTTTCGTGCAGAATGTCTAGGAGTTGTCTATCCATTTTTTAGACTCCGCAATGGTTTCGTTGACACGCCTAACCCATCCCTTACCGAAAGTAGTAAAGGTAGTTAATCGTGAGTAGTATTCGATACGCTCTCTAGCAATCTCATCTAAGACTTGGTTAGGGTCTTCTTTGAAGGCACGCCATACCGCCTGAATGGTCTTTGGCCCTATCACACCATCACTCAGTGCATTCACTGCACGTTGTAGTGATTTGGACGCAAAGGAAGTCCCAAGGTTTACTGCGGTATCGAAAGAGAAAAGACCGACGGGGAATGGCAAGTCATCCGCATTAAGCCTATCCCAGTAATCACGACGATACAGTTGTGCTGCACGCTCTAGCGTGAGTCCTGAAATATCTTCGTTTGGGTAGGCTTGTTTGGAAATACCGTATTTGGTTTCCCCGCCGGGGTCTTCTGGGTGGTTTACATATCCACCCTCGTGCTTCAAGATGAGTTCTAAGGCGTTATTAAAGTTGCTTACTTTTTCCATTGACTGACTGCCTTCAGGCCAAAGCTGGCACTAATAGCAGCAGCGAGGAATGCCTTGTAATAATCCGGCATTGAGTCGAGAACTGTGAAGCCTTGTTGGATGTAAGGAACTAAGTCAGGGATGAAAGCCCCAATGAGGGGAACTGAAAGGATGACGGCGAACCACTCATCCTTCCAGCTATTCTGTGAGGCCTGCGCTTGCATAGCCTCCCAGTTTTCGGTTGACTGAAGTTGCTTCAGTTTAACCTCGTGTTTTACTTTCGCTTCTTCCTGCTTACCCTTAATCCACTCGACTCCTAAATTCCCGACGAGGGACAGGAGTTGAAGCATATTTAGTACCTTTTTGTTAGGCGCCTAAGATTTTAAGCATCGCCGTAAGACCAAAGCTGTCCGCGAAATAAAGTGCAGACGCGCCCATAGCGAACCACTTAATCTGTTTTAAGTTGAGTTCAATTTTGTTTAGGGCTTCTCGAAGGTCTTCAGAATTATCTTTGAGTTCCTTCAATTCTTCGTCATGGTCTTGGATGATGTATTCTAGGCGTAACACTCGATGGTCTAATGGTTTATCTAAGTGTTCGTTTTCCATTTTAAGAAGAGCCTGTGTTTCTATTAAGAGGCTTTTTCATCCACCAACCGCCGAAGATGCCAGCACAGGCAAAGCCAATGTTGATAAGGGTTTGGGTTTCCATTCATCACTCCGGCTTTGGATACTTGGCCTTGACCGCCTGACACGCAGCAATGTACGCATCAATCTGGGCTTGGTCGCCCTTCACGATGCCATCGAGGTAGTCGTTGACGGATGGGTATTCGGCTGCACGGTCACGAGCGTATTGCTGTGAATCGTATTCGGCTTGCAGGCGGGCCATCTCAGCTTGGATTTCAGCATCGGTGGGTTGCGTTTGTTCGGTGTCTAACCACTCTAATTCGTCATCACTGATAACCCATCCAGCACCGGGGCGCAGGGATTGGAGAGCGTT